GTTCGGTTCGGTGATGCCGGACGGCCGGCGCATGGTGCGGGAAATCTTCCTGCTGGTGCCGAAGAAGAACAACAAGACCACCGGCGGCGCCGCCGTCATGATGACGGCGCTCTTGGCCAACGACCGCCCCCGCGCGGAATATCTGTTCGTCGGCCCGCTGCAAGGCACCGCCGACCTGGCATTCGGCGCCGCCGTCGGCATGATCGACGCCGACGACGCCAAGCAACGCGAACGCGACGGCACTGAAGGCCGGCTCAAGCAGCTCTTGCGCGTGCAGACGCATCTCAAGACCATCATCAACCGGCGCAACGGCGCCAAGCTGCGCATCAAGACGTTTTCCGAGCAGATGCTGACCGGCCCGCGCCCGTCCGGCGTCATGGTCGACGAGCTGCACATGCTTGGCAAGGATCCTGCCGCCGCCCGCGTCATCGGCCAGTTGCGCGGCGGCATGATCCACGACGCCGGCGCGTTCCTGCTGATCTGCACCACGCAATCGGACGAACCGCCGGCCGGCGTGTTCCTGTCCGAACTCACCATGGCGCGGATGATCCGCGACGGCGGCGTCGACGGCTCCATGCTGCCGGTGCTCTACGAGCTGCCCACGGACCTGGTGAAGTCGGAGGCCTGGCGCGATCCCGCGCTGTGGCCGATGGTCAACCCCAACATGGGCCGCAGCGTCCACCGCGACACGCTCGCCGACCTGTGGGAACGCGCGAAAATCGACGGCGAAAAGGAAATCCGCCGGTTCGCTTCGCAGCACATCAACGTGCAGATCGGCGTGGCGCTGCAATCCAACGCCTGGGACGGCGCGCCCTATTGGGAACGCAACGCCGAACCGGAGCTGACGCTGGCCGCCATCCTGGCGCGCTGCGAGGTGGTGACGATCGGGATCGACGGCGGGGGACTCGATGATCTGTTGGCCCTCACCGTCATCGGGCGGGTCAAGGGCACGGCCGGCGCTATTGCCGACGATATCACGGAATCCCCGGCGCCGACGACAACCGAGGACGGCGCCGAAACCGAATCCGCAGCGGACGCGCCGCCGGCCGCCGGCCAGTGGCTCCACTGGGCGCACGCCTGGTGCTACAAGGACGTGCTCCAGCTCCGCCAGGACATCGCCCCGCGCCTGCAGGATTTCGCCGCCGCCGGCGACCTCACCATCGTCGAGCGGGTCGGCGACGACGTCATCGCGCTCGCCGATATCGTCGAGCAGGTGTTTCGCTCCGGCCTCTTGCCGGACAAGAACGCGATCGGGGTCGATCCGGCCGGCATCGGGGAAATCGTCGAGGAACTCGCGCGCCGCGGCATCGACTCGACGCCGGAAGCCGGCATCATCATCGGCATCCCGCAGGGCTGGAAGCTCAACGGCGCGATCAAGACCACCGGCCGCAAACTGGCCGGCGGCGACCTGAAGCACTGCGGCCAGCCGCTGATGGCCTGGTGCGTCGGCAACGCCAAGGTCGAGCCGCGCGGCAACGCCATCTCGATCACCAAGCAGGTGAGCGGCACCGCCAAGATCGACCCGCTGATGGCGACCTTCAACGCCTCGGCGCTGATGGCGCTCAATCCGGGGCCTGTCGAGGTGGACGCGCGGATCATCATTCTGGAATCGGCGTAAGGCCGGCCTGTCTATTTCAAAAGGCGCGCCATGTCCCAGCTATCGCGCGCCGATATCGCCTTGCTCAAGGGCTTCATCGACGGCACGCCGCCGGCGGGCACCGCGCCCGCCACCACGGATTTCACCGCGCCGCAGACCCGCGGCCAGATCAACGACAACACGCTCGACGGCCTGATCTGGGGCGACCAGCTATGGTCGATGCCCACCGCGTCGGGCATCGCCATCAATCAGCAGACCGCGCTTAATTCCGCGGCGGTGATGGCCTGCGTGACCATGATCGCCGAGGACACCGCGAAGCTGCCGATCGCGCTGTTCCGCCGCCTGCCCTCGGGCGGACGCTTGCGCGTCAAGCCCAAGGAGCATTGGCTGGCGCAGCTGCTGCGGCGCCCGAACTCTTGGCAAAACTGGCTCGAATTCTGCGAGATGCTGCAAATCGGCCTGCTCATGCGCGGCAACGGCTATGCCGTGATGCTGCGCAACGGCCGCGGCATCCCGCAGCAATTGGTGCCGATCAACCCCGACCATGTGGCGCTGTGGGAAGCCCAGGACGGCTCGCTGTTCTACAAGGTGACGCCGTTCGGCCTGCATGAGCTGGCGATCCTGCGCGATCAGCCGCCGCTGATCCCCTATGAGGACATGTTTCACCTGCGCGGCTTTTCGGTCAATGGCCTGCTCGGCGCCAGCCGCATCGCGCTGGCGCGCGAAGCCATCGGCCTTTCGCTCGCACAGGAGCGCCAGGCCGCGCAATGGATGGGGGCGGGCGCGCGGCCGTCCGGCGTGCTCACCACCGACCAGAAGCTCACGCAGGAGTCCGCGAACCGCATCCGCGAAAGCTGGAAGAACCTGCACTCCGGCCTCGCCAATTCCGGCCGCACCGCGATCCTCGAAGCGGGCCTGAAATGGGCGCCGCTGTCGATGACCTCGGCCGATCTCGAATTCATCGGCTCGCGGCAATTCCAGCTGCAGGATATCGCCCGCATCTGGCGGGTGCCGCCGCACAAGATCGGGGAACTGTCGCGCGCGACCAACAACAACATCACCCAGCAGTCGCAGGAATACGTCAACGACACGATCAGTTCCTACACGACGCGGTGGAAGCGCAAGTTCGACGACAAGTTCGATCTCGACGACGACGATCTGTTCATCGATTTCGACCTCGGCGACATTCTTCGCGGCGATATCGTCGCCCGCTATAACGCCTACCGCACCGGCATCATGAGCATGTTCCTCACGCCCGACGAATGCCGGCTCGACGACGGCCGCGATCCGATGGGCGGCCGCGCCGCCGAACTGCAATTCGCGCTCAACACCGGCACCCAGGGCAGCCACGCCACCGGCGAAGCCGGCGACGGCGGCGGCCGTCCGGAGGACGGCGAGGTTTCACCGAAAAACAACAACGCGATCGAGCCGGCGCCGCGGCGTCCGCGCAAGCGCAGGGCCGCGGCATGACCACCGGCAGCGGCCACGCCCAGCAGAAAACCCCGGCGCAGTTCTATCGCGTGGCCGGGTCGGGCGACACCGCGGACTTCATGGCGCAGACGCCGGCGCTCGACACCGATCACGACGTGCCGGATGCCGGCGGCATTTCGGTGGACCGTGCCACCGTCTACATCGACCGCACGCTCTTTGCCGCCATCATGGCCGGCAAGGTCGACGTCGCCGACATGACGCCCGCCAACATCGTGCGGGCGATCTTCGAGCACGAGACCACCGAAAAGGCGGTTCTGGACGGCGACAACCCGGTGGACACCTATGCGGCGGCGCATGAGTTCGCGACCGTCGCCGAGCATGATTTCGTCCGCCTGCTGGGCGCCGACCCGGACGCCTACGAATCCGCCCTGGCGCCGTTCATCGCCGCGGCGGAAGCCCAGGATCCCGAAAACCCGCCGCCCGACCTATGGTGCGGCCCCTATCTCGACGATCCCGACGCCAACGACCTGCGGGTGCTGAAACTTTTTCGCGACGCCGGTATCCCCGACGCATCGAAACAATCCAAGCTTTCCCTGCACTATGGCGTCGGCCCGGCGGAATGCCAGACCTGCGTGCATTTTACCCGCATCGCCGATCGCGACGGCGGCGCGCTCGGCCTCTGCGACATCGTCTGCGGCCTGGTGCGCTGGGATCGCCATTGCGACGCCTGGGATGACGGCGACGGCGACGATGACGCCGGCGGCGCCGACACCGACGGGGATGCCGGGGACGCCGATACGCGTCCCCCTCCCTCCCCGATTTCGGGGAGGGCCGGGGTGGGGCCTTTCTTCTGGGGCTTGCAACCCCACCCGGCGCTTCGAGCCACTCCCCCCGAAGCCGGGGAGGGACGCAAAGGAACCGCTTTCATGCCCGCCATCCTGACGCCCGACGCCATCGTGGCGGCGGCCCGCGCCGGCAAGACCGCGCGCGACCTGTTCTTCGACGACTCCGGCGCCCGTATCGCCAAGGCGGTGGGGCTGGCCGCCGGCATCGAGGCCTCGCAAAGCGTCAGCGCGGACCGCTCGGCGGAATTCGTCATCTCCACCGGCGCGCTCGACCGCTACAATTCCACGATCGCGGTGGACGGCTGGCAGACCGATGCCTACCAGGCCAACCCGGTGGTGCTGTGGGCGCATGACGACTCGATCCCGGCGATCGGCCGCGCGGCGAACATTCGCAAAGACGGCGGGGCGCTGCGCTCGAGCGTGACGTTTGCGGAAGCCGACGATCACCCGCTCGCCGACACCATCTATCGCCTGGTCAAGGGCAAATTCATCAACGCCGCCTCGGTCGGCTGGATCCCGCTGAAATACTCGTTCGTCGAAGGCGGCGACCGCGGCTATGGCGTCGATTACGAAGAGCAAGAGCTTTTGGAG